GATTTTTTTCTAGATCCACCTTGGGGTTGAGGAGCTTTTAAATTACTCCCAGTTGCTGCATTGTACTTAGCACGACCTTTAGCCGTCAGACCAGCCCCCTTAGAAACAGGGAGCTTTTCTCCTCTACCAATTGAGAGAGAAGGGGTCTTCTTAGCCATAAAACACAGTAATACCAGTAACAGTGCCAACACTTGTCGTTAAATACAAACCTGTAGAAGCCAAAACACCTTCGCCAGGAACTTGAACGTAAAAAGTATTTGGATTACTGTTGCCAGCTAAGTCCATTGTGTAGAGAACGGCGGCTGTGGCGCTACCGTCTCGGATTTCAAATGTTACCGACGTGCTTATTTTTGGGGATACAACAATACCCTTTAGTCGTGTTCGACCTACATAGTAAGAGCCAGCTGCGCTAAGGTGCGCACTTTTTACGTCTGTCTGCATCATAATCAATCTCCTAAAGTTGAAAAGGAGGTAGGGTTTGTACTACCCCCGAAGATTAATTAAGCCTGCTGAGCTGTAGGAACGTATGTACCGTCAGATTGGCGAACTACATAACGCACAGTTAACACACCAGCACCAGAAGTGGCTGTTACGTTAGCTTGAGTAAATGTAATTAACGCATCAGTAGAGCCTACGTTAGCACACAATGTAGCACCAGCAGCGTTGTTGTTACCTAACAAAAGGTTAACAATACCTGTGTTAGTAAACACGCTACCGTTAGCCGCTGTATTAATAGCCGTACCGTTTACAAACAAAGCGTATGTAGGGGTGGTAGTAGCGTAAGCAGTAGTAGTGTTGAACTGAGCATCAAGAATCTGAGCGCCAGCAGGTAGGGTAAATGCGTATGTACCAGCAGTTACGTCTGTGTAAGCAATCGGAAATGACTGTGAGCAAATAGTAGCGCCCATGTTGCGGATTGTGCCAGCAGTAGTACCAGTAGTGTTTTTAACGGTTCCGAGTAGCCAAGGACCTAAATGTGAAGCTAAACCCATGAGAGTTCTCCTATATACAAGTTAAACCTATTAATCGGTATATCGTCTGCTGGGTGCAGTTTAATAGGCTGGAATTACCCAGATAGTATATTTATACACCGAATTAAAGGTGGGTGCAACAGTTTCTAAAAATAAAAAACCCCGCTTTTTGGGCGGGGTCTTCACTACAAGGTTTGAATTAGCTTGAACCTGGGGAACCGTAGATTCCTAGTGGATCAGACCAACCAAAGCTATAACGCTCACGAGACTTGTAACGGACGTTACCAGTATCAAAGTCACCGTCCATTGAGTTGCTCAATGGGGTACGCACGAAATGCTTCATGCCGTTAGGAACGTCAGTTGTCAAATACCAACCGTTTGTGTCGGTCAAGAAGTGGTTAATTGTGTAACCATCTGGAATCGAACCGTTGTTCTTAATAGCGTTGATGTCATTGTCGGTTGTACCAACACGCAATTCAGTCTCTAACAAACGAGTTGCAACGAACTGGAGTGCAGGTGGAACGATTAACTTCTTAGGTTTAGCAGCAATCAATAAACCACGCTCGTCTGTCCAAGCAGCGATCTGAATAACAGCGTTTTCCAACGATGTTTCATTCAAGTCAGCAGCTGTAGAAGGACGATTGCTGTTTGTTGAGCCGTTTACCAATGGGTGAGCTGTGTTGAACAATGAAACGCCATCACCACCAGCATAAGCTGAGGAGAAACCGTTATTGATAACAGCAGCAGCTTTAACCTGCTTGGTATACGCCATAGCACGAGCTAGACCTTTGGTGTAGCGAGCTGATAAAGAATCGTAGAGGTTGTCTTCGATTGCTTCTTCAGTCAAGCTAAAGCCAAGAGCGATAGTTTCGTGGTTGTAGCGAGCTGTCCATGCTTCTTGAGCATTGTCATAAGCGATGGCAGAGCCTTCGTTTTTGACAGGAGCTGCAGAGAAACCTGACAGTTTTGTTTCTTCTTCAAAAGAACGCTCAGAGGTCTCAGTTTCGTAGATCTCTTTATGTTCTTCACCGTAGCGAGCATACTCAAGTCCGAACAAAGCGTTCAGTCCAGGTAATAGCTCTTTTAGTAGTTGCGCACGAGAAATAGCCATTTGTCAGCTCCTATTAAGCAGTTGCAGTAGCAGAGTAGTAACCATGTAAGCCAAATTGCAGCTTAAATAGTACTTCTGGATACTGGGTAAACACCAATGTCGAGCTTGCTACAAATGCTGTCGATGGAGCTTGGTTAAGGACGAAAGAAGTCGCACCTGCGGCAGCAGCTGTGGAAACAAAGGAAGCGGATTGAATCTGCTGACCTGTTGATGTATCCAATGAAGCTACGTCTGTACCAACTAACAATGCTTGTGGCAATGCAGAGCAGGTAACAGTTGCAGTAGAGATACTTGTATAAGTTGCAGAACCCAATGAAACTTGAGTATCACGCACTACATCAATGATACGGAAAGGCAATGTAGTTGTTACTGGGGTTGCTGTTGGCACTAAAAGTGCGTTGGCAGAGTCACCAGTATTGGCGTTACCAGAGTTAGTGGTAATACCACCTACGTTTTGACCAACCATAGCTAATGCAGCAGAACCAATGGTAGTACCTGAAGTACACATAACACCTTTAAATACGGTGTCAGGGTCATCACAGATAATTGCCATTGTGTCACCAGCAGCTGTGTTAGCTGGGTAGTATTGGCTATAAGTCGGTTGTTTTGTTGTTGGATTAGTTCCATAACAGCCCAAAAAGATACCTGTTACTTGGTTTAAGCCAGTACCAGATGCAATTGAAGCACGAGTGATGAAACCACGAGATAAAATTACAGCATCGCCATAAAAAATATTAGTGTTGTAGTTGTACTGAATCGGCAAATAACGTGTCGAACCAGAAAACACCTGACCACCAATAAGATTTAAAGGCTTGTACCCGTAGGGTGCTGAAACGACAGGATAAGCAGCCATTTAAAACTCCTATTAAATTTAATTACCTTTTCCAAAACTAGTCGTAGATTTATTCTCTTTAAAGAGAGGCATCCTTGGGTCGCTTTGGCGCATAAGATTATTATCCACAGCATCCGTTTGAGATTGTGTAACTTTTGCGTAATGTGAATCACGCTGTTCTACAAACTCAAGCGGAGTTTTACAGAGTAATAACCCGCCAATCTCGATGTTGTCTTTAAAACGTCCATCGGGATCAACTAACAATTTAAATTTCGGTTGCTCTTCGATTCTTACTGGTTCCCAACCTTCTCGGATTTTGGACGAGATGTTGCGAGGGTCAGCTTGATTCAACATAGAAACACGAATCCAGCGGTAAGCGAATCCTGCCTGTTTATCAGGTTCGGGTAACAGCTCAGGTGGTTGCCATTGTTTAGGGCGCTCAGATTGCTGTCTATCACTTACTTCACGGGGAACTCTATTTGTATTAGCCATTTTGTGACTCCAATTTAGTTAATTCCATAGCGTATTGCTCTGGAGAAAGGTTGAATTTCTTAGCCAAAGCTAACTGTGTCTGCGTAAGTTTGATCTTTTTGGAGGATGTAGACCTAGTAGCAGCTGCTACTACCGTGCTGGGTTTACTAGTTTTTACAGGGTCTTTGGTCCCTGTGTCCTCTTCAGAGAATTTCTCTGGAAAGCGCTTTCTAACTTCGGTATTAATAACGTTCCAGTAGTGATCGGAGCCGAGTGGGACTCCCTCCCTTTCTAAACGTCTATGAACACCTGTTGCCAGGAAAGTCATGTCATCATCTTCACCATACCACTTGTTTTTGTCAAGCCACGCCTGGGTTTTTGAATCCAGTCGCTGGGGTGCTGGTTGTTGATGTTGTATTTGTACTTCATTTTCTTGAGCTTGTAAAGCACTTTCGTCATACTGAGGTTTATATCTCTCAATTTCTTGAGATTTCATCTTAACTTCAGTTAAACGCTCTTGTGCTTCAACCAATCTTTCAGAATCACCAGAATCATACGCTTCACGATATTCCCGTTTTGCTTCTGAAAGCTCACGGGAGATATTTTCCTTGGCTGTTGAGACATAAACTTTTTCGCCATCGTTCAAACGACCTTTTAGCTTCTTGTTTTCCTCAATAACCAGGTTTGCTACACGAATAGCCTCTTGATGTTCACGCAAAGCTTCATCTTTTACCCTGCGCTCATCATTAATTAGCTTTTTCATCTGGAAAAGGCGCTGTTTTGCCTCCTGAGAGTAGCTTTCTAGGTCATCTTCATCAATTTCGTCCACAATATTCTTAGGAAGAGGCTTTTTACCAACATCTTCTTCTGGAATATCGCTTTCAATCTCAATTTCTATATTGTTTTGTGCCTCATTTTCCAGTTCATCTGGAAATTTAAACTCATCATCTTTAAAAGTAGCCATGTTTTACTCCTTAAACACGAGTAATTCCACGAGGATCTTCTACAAGACCTTCGACAGAATCATCATTGATTATTCGGAATTCCCTACCGTGGATTTTTAGTCTAGTACCAGAGTTTGGTCTGGCTAAAATGAAGTCACCCACTTTGCACCAAGGCCCATTTGGGAAACGGGTTTTGTCTTGGTAGCAATCAGGACCCATTTTTACTACAAAAAACACGGTGGAAAGCACTTCTTCCATGTGCATTGCAATATCCGACTTTAAAATCCCACTTTCGTAGGTTTTTTCGGCATCAGGAATAGCGCAAAGGATGCGGTAACCTGAGGGTTCTGGTAGCTGTTTGGCTTTTTCTTCGTCTGTTTCTGGTAGTACGGTAGTTGCGTTGACATCATCGGGGTTTGAACCCAATATGATTTCACTCATCAAAATTCTCCAAGTTTTTTTTCAGGTCTAATGTGTAGAGACGGGCGGTAAGAAGACCTGTAATCTCCCCGCACATCCTTTGGTAATGGGCGTAGTCGTTAGCTTCGCCTGTACCCAGAGACTCTTCGAGCCTCCGAACTTTCTCATCTAGGTTTTGGATTAGATGATCTAGTATTTTTTCTTTCATTCTTTAGCCTTTGGTTTGTCTTTCTTCTGTTGAGAATTGTGCTTATGCAAATCAATTGTTAAACGGGCAGCTTCTTCTTGCCTTTTAGCGTTCATTTGGGCTTTTGATTGCCCTACCTGTGCGCCAATTCGCATACCTTCCATTTTCTCTTTAGAAGCCAAGTCAGCCCTGTCTTTGGCTGTCTTAGCGCCAACTTGCATACCAGCAATTTCTTTCTGGGCTGCAATACGTTCTTTTTCAATCTCCAGCTGGTCTGCTTTAGCAGCTGCATCCATTGCCATTTTCTTCTCTTTAATAGAGATTTCTTGGGCTTTAAGCTGCAATTCTTTCATCTGCATCTGAACAATAGGATCTTGCGCTGCTTGTTGTGCTTGTTGCGCTGCAATAGCGGTTTGGTTCTGATTGAGCAACTGCTGGGCAACGGGGACTGCCATACGAGAAATTTGCATTTCCATTTCTGGAGATAAACTTTCTTCTCCGTCTTCGCTGTATGGGATCTGAATACCCATTTGCTGTTCCATTTGCCGTCTGTATTCCATGCCAACGTGTTCTGTAATATGGGCTTGCATAGCTTGTACCATCATAGGCGCTTGGGGGTTTTGCCCAATAACCTGTTTAATCTTTGGATCATTCATAGCAGCCATATGCACACGGATGTGGGCTTCGTGATCTTGATACATAAAGGCTTTTAACGGCTTGTTTTTAAGAGCGTTCATGTTCTCTGTGATTGGATCACAAGGCTTTTGATCCTCTGGCATAGGAACAAGCTTTTGAGCATCTTTAATGCCCAGCACATTTAACATCTGGCGATGCAAAAATGGCAGGTTATAAAGTTGTGGCGCAGTCTGGGATAACTGTAAAACGGCTTGGTACTGAACCACTTTTTGGCTCATCGTAGCTGCGTTTGGATCGCTAACTGGAATGATGTTAACCATTGCATAGTCAGACTTACGGGCTTTACGGCTGCCTGTTTCTGGCTGGTATGCGTATTCTTCTGGTGCGTTGCTTTCAATGATCTCTTTAAGAAGCTTTAATTCTTGCTTCATTGCATAGTGAACACGGGCTTGAATAGCCGACATTACTTTGAGAGTGCGCTCTAAAATTGCTAGGGTCGTGCCTACTGGAGACTGGCTAGACATATCGGAAACCTTGAGGTCTCCTGCAGAGGCAAACCTTCTGCCGTCTTCAATAATCTGATTAAGTAACTGGATCAAGGTCTGGCTAGGTTCCTTGTACGGCAGGGGCATGATGTTGTCTTTCATCGCACCACTTGGAACGTCTACGTCACGGAACTCACCTGGGGCTATCGGGGTGTCATCGCCTTTGACACGCAAGCCACGGGTCTTAAAGCCACCTGGCAAGTTTGCAAGTGACCCTGCATCAACGAGCTGGCGAAGTATTGAAGTGCCAGATTTAGCAAAAGCACCGAGAAGATGGACAATACCAAAACAGTAGAAACCAAAACCAGGTATATACCCATAGTGGACAAAATGTTGCCTCTTTTGATGCGTTTTATCATTTTCCCTCCAGTTACGTCTGATTGAAAGAATAGTGGATGTATTCTTTTCAATCGTAACAACGTAAGGTAAGGCGATGCCCGTAGGCTCACCGTCTTTGTCTGTATGCTCATAACCTTCTAAGTCTAGGTCAACGTGCATTTCCAAGACCTTGAATCGGTCATCAGTTGATGCTCTAAACCCTAACTTTTCAGCAATTTTCTTTTCTACTTCATCTAGGTTATTAACTGGGTCTCCAAGCTCTACATCACGGTAAAAGCCTGATACTTGCAGTTTGCGCATTTCGTTTTCAGTCTTGCGCATAACATGGGTAATACGTTCTGCAGTTTCTAGGTTTGATGCGCCATAAGGAACTACTAGGTCATCGGCAGTAACGTACATAGAGACTTGCCGTCCTAACTGGGCATCCTCATACACCTTTTTAAAACCGTTGCCAGACAATCCCATGCCCCAGAGCATACGCTCGTGTTCTGGGCGGTATTCTTGCATAACGTCTGTAATCTCATAGTTCATGTCTTCTTGAACACGAACTGCTGCATCTTTTTTCTCTGGGGTCTCTTTACCGATAATTTGGGTCTTTACTGGACCTGCAGCTGGAAAGGTTTCCATGATAGTTTCAGCTTGGAATTTAACCACAGCTTCAGCCAAGATAGGATGGTAAACACCGCAAGCGCCTTCCCAAGGCTCTGAACGCTCTTCAATTTTTAAACCTAAGAGTTCTAAGCCGTCTACATAAGTTTGAATCCAGTCTTTTCTAGAATCAATGTCGCTGCCAAAGTCTTCTACTAACTCAGAACCTAAAGTTTGTAATACTGAATCTGAAAGCAATTCTGCCAAGTTTTCGCCAAAATCTTCTTCTTCGCCTGGACGGATTTCAATTTCCATTCCATCCATGTCAATACGGACTGCCTCAGGGTCTTCAATTTCAATTTCAATATCTGGTCCTTCAATTGCGCCTAGTCCCTGTGGGGCTTCGTAGAGAGCTTTATCTATTGGCATAGGTGTTCCTTTTAAGTTTGTTTATTCTATTCCGAATATTAGTAATAGGCTACTTTTCTACGGAACTCACGAGGTTCATCGGGTTCATCCGTAGGCAAATTAATAAAGCCACCTTTTCTAAAACGGAGCAAAGCTTGAGTTGTAGAGTCCACTAAGTCATCGTGGTCTGAGTTTGGGAAAGCAGCCAGTTCTTCTACGACTTCTTCTGCCCAGCGTTTTCTAGGACACCAGACCTTACCAGAAGCAAACAAGTCGGAAATAGCATTTACCCGTGAAATCTTATCATTACCACGAGTAGGAGTGTACTCCTGAATGGGTACGCCCATACGTCTTAATTCAAAAATAAGTGGCGATCCAGAAGCTTTTGCCTCAACAATACACGCATCGGGTTCCCATTCTTTATACATCTCAAAGGCACGGGTTTTTAGTTCTGGAAACTCTAGCCGTTCTTTTAGGGCATCAAGCAAAATAATATGCGGGTGGTTTTCATTTTCATCTTTGTGAAATACACCCCAAGTCGTACAGGCTGAGTAGTCTGAACGTTCATTTTTAGTAAAAGCGGTATCCCAAGACTGAATGATAAATTTACAAGGAGGCGGTCTTTCTGCTTCCCAGATCTGCCACCATTCTCGTTTAACTAACGCACCTTCTTCCGAGGTTGGGTCTTGTTGATACTGCGCTTGCCATTTAGGAAGCGGTAATTCTTCCCGTAACTTACACAGTTCTTCATAAGACCAGAATTCGGGCCATAGTGGTTTCTCGTTACGCTTGATAGCTGGAAGGCTAATAATCTC